CCCGTACACTGAGGAAACACCGGCGGTGCAAACTGCACAGAGTAACGAGTAGAAGATCATGCTTTCGAGTTCAAAAGTATAGGCATTGCCCATACTACTGAACTTCGACAACGCAAAAGTCTTCCCCTTATACTCAGTGAATTTGCACCTAAGGTCGTCAAGCAATTCGAACCACTGTGGTGGAAGGAGAAGCTTAACAAGATTGGTGCAAAGCGTATCGCTCGCTGAGCTTAGGTCGATGGTCGAGAGGCCAAAGTCCAGAGCGAAGCGAGCGAGATCTTGATTGATCGTCTGGTCATCAAGATCAACGCCGAACCGTTTGAGACGATGTCTAATATAACGACCGACCCCCTGCTGAACATAGCTGTTCAACGTGGGTTCTGCCGCTATTGGACGGTGCGTCTTAACAGTCTTGGGGACCATCACCATACGGTTTGCTCTGACAATCTTAAGAGTGTCAAAGGGACCGACGAGCGACGCCATGTATTCGTCTTGTGCAAGCACACGACAAACCCACGGAATCGCATCAAAAGTGACGGATGGTCTACAGCTTTTCTCGGCATGTGTACTACCTCGACGCAAGTCGTAGGTAGCACCATTGCCGAACCGGCACAGTTCGGAAATGAAATCAACCTGCACGTCGCCGAGTATCTGAGCTATTTTTCGCTGAGCGGCAACTATTGCCGACGGCGCAACCGAGAACAAACCGGTTGTACACTCAGTACTTAAACGACGATTAGTTTGAAAACATTTCGACTCGGATTTCGTCCAAGTAGAGAATGCGGTCCATTCGGGATTAATGCGTTCGTCTTTAAAACCTTTCCACTTTCGAAGAAAGGAGACATACGCGTAATCTCTTTTGAACTGATCTGCAGAACTGTACGTAGAAGGGTCGATGTCGTACGTAGCATAGCTATATACGCTGTCGAACCCAATACTCGGTCTGAGGTGCATTCTCAAAGCATCAATCACTTGATGCTCGACGCCCACAAGGCGTTGAGAATTCTTCATACGTGAGGCCTCCCGGCCTTACTGGATGTAGACCAACGTCTCGATGAGCGCAACCGTTTGCGTCTCGGCGAGAAGAAGGGCAAGCATCTTCCGCAAATCTTTGCGGTTCTGAAGAGTTGCACGCTCGGGCATGACAAACTCGGCGAACGAGCGCATCACGTACGAGACAGTGGGCGCAGGAGCGATGCCGGACACCGTGCTATTAGACACGGTTTCC